GAACGGGGGGTCGGTGGTGTCCTCTTGCTCACAAAAAACCGCCCACCCTTGCTTAAATTACATCTAGTGCAGGATGCAACAAGATTACTGTCATCATCTAATCCACCAAGCCTTCTAGGTATTACATGATCCACAGTTGTAGCCTCTTGATTGCAGTATTGGCAGATGAACCCATCCCTACGCAACACCCTACTTCTAATAGATCTCCAATGTCTTGTTGAACCGGTAGATCTTAAAGCTGACTTACTCAATACCATCCCTTAATCTTATGATGTTCCAATGCATTGCAAGGATTATCGTATCGCTTCTTAATGTATTTCAATTGCCAATCAATCTGTTTGTATCCATCAACTGTTGCAAGCCATTTAGACCTACCTTGAGGAATACCATAATGACTACCATTCTTAGCCTTTGGATTCCATCTTGATTCCTTAAAATTTAATTCATCTAAACAGTAAAATTGATCTAAGTCATTAAGCTGCATAAAAGCCCATTGTCTGTAATGATTAGTTTTATCTAATGAAGCAACAGAATCATCTTTTAATAAGCCTAGATTCAAGGCTATGAACAGAGGTATCACCAAACCAAACCTTGCGATCTTTCTGCTTCGCAGATCGCCCTTTCGCTCTGAAAGCGAATTTGCGTTTAAGGGTATCACATCACTCCAAATCTATCGGCATAACCGCAGGTCAGACGGCAAGTCATCATCTCAACTTACCTAACCTTGCAATTGCATTTACATTTGATTCACCCAATGCCCACAATGTAGATCCCATCATTAGGCTTAACGATTTGCCTTCAGGACTTTCAAATTTGAAATTAGATGGAAGTAAAACAAACTTTGCATCTGATTCCATTAAGCGATTAAACCATCGAGATTTTGCCATTGGTAGCAAAGCAATCCCATACCTGTGTTCAAGCCATTTATCGACCCAAGGGCTAGGTTTAGAATAAGGCGGATTCATCCAAACCCGACCAATCCAAGGTTGAGTCAATCCGTCATCCTTGATTGTATATCTGCGGTCAGCGGGCACATGGGTAGGACTATTAAAAGCTGATGCTACATCTAAATCAAACTCCAAACCCAACTGATTGAATAAAATTGCTGGTGTAAACCATTCATCGCTCATATCGACATCCAACCTATGTATTGTGCGTTTGGGTTATCAAGTAGCCATTGCTCACGCAGCTTGTTTTGATAAGTCCAATTAATGGTGTGTGTCATTTCGTCATGATTAGCGCACATGTATGGCACTCCTGATCTACGAACATCCAAGACCCACATTTATTACATCTTATGACAGGCTCTTGAGTGTCAGTTGCTTCTGCTAGATTCTTTGTTCCAATGCAATTGCATCTTAGGCATTGATAGACACGAAATCCATGAGCTGTTGTATAACCTTCTAGCCAAATGAATTCAGTATTACCAGAGCAGCCATTGCATTTGAATTTAACCATTTTTACCAGCCCAACCATGACCCTTGAAGATTGCTGGCACAGCTGTATAGACACGCCTTAATTTAGCCCCACATACTTGACAACAAGGGATTTCGTGCTCCATTGGAAGATCCAATACAATACTCAACCCCTCGCCATCACATTCGTATTCGTAATTAGGCATGATACGGAATTCGATTGATTGCGTGGCAGTTATAGCATCGAAGCAGATCGCCCTCATGAAGTAATCTGTCATCGTTGCATAAGTCGCAATATGTTGTTGATGGTTCTACTTTAACCCCGTCATCTGTAAAAGTTGCAGTTAATCCGGAACCATCGATAATCTGTAATTCGCCCATTTATTCACCTCCTTCAAAATACCATTTTCCATTAGCTGTAAGTTTTGCCCATTTGGCATCACATTGCTTTGCCTTGCATACATAACCATAGTAAGGCTTGCCTCCTTTAGAGATTCCTTCTTTTAGAATATGCCCATGCTGGCACGCAGGTGGCTCATTCGGTATTGATGCACCGATCTCAGCGACCACATCACCAACAGACCAAGCAACCGGATCTTTAGGTTTATCAGCTTCAAAACTATCTCTTAGGATTGTTTCAATTTGTGCTGACTTAGATCCTGCCTTGCCATACATGTTTTGTCGGCTCTCCAATTTGTCCTTGAATGATGGATTGGATTCAACCTTTTTCATATCATCCTTAATTGCAGTTTTATCTGTCGCTTTCAAAAGAGCAATTGACCTTCCATAGCTGCTGGTAATCACATCCTCTAAATAAAACCGAGCCATATGTTTGGGATATTCGCTTTGCAATCCCCTAGCAACATTCATAACCGCCGGATTGGTGTCATTTGCATCCCTAAATGCTCCAGTCTGAACAACAAATAATTCATCAATGCGATTGCCATTGTTATCAGTAAATATGTGATGTTCTTGTTTAATTATGCGTAAAGATCCCATAGGATAATTACTTTGAAACCATTTATTAAGAGTAGCCACATCCTCATAATCCTCGAGATTAAATGCCATCAGCTACTCCAAACTCTTGGTCATAATGGTCGTGCAATTCTTTGTAGATGACTGCATAACCAATGATGTCTTTAACACTATCTTGGTGATTTGCAGTTTCGGCAAGTCTGCTGACTTTAACAAGCAATTGCATGATGCTGACCTGCATTGGCGATATGTAATCTCCATAGTAAGCAGACCACAACTCTGAGATTCGCTCGTGATTGCTTTGACTGCTTCCGTAAACCGATCCTCTATCTGAAAGGATTGTTGCGATCTCATCCAAAAACTCAGTTCTGCTTGTCATAGTCAAAAACCTCATCAGACTTAGTTTTGGTATTTACAAGTCTGCGGTGCGATGTCCACCCATCAGCCCTGCCTTTCCAATAACCATTCTGGAATGCAGTTTCTTTGATTTCATGAATGATCCATGCGCCTATACCCAAGCCCATAAATATCCACGCTAGTTGTAGCATGTCATCTTTTGCGGTCATGTTGCTCCCTTACATATCCACAGCTCTTGTGGATGCATAAAGTATGACCTAGATCAAGGACAGGCGGTTAATCACTTTCGGCGTGTTTTATAACGATTAGATAACGCCAATATCCTCAAATTCATCGATATGAGTATCAATCGTGCGGTCGATATAGTCTGTTTCACGCCCCATAAGACTTTCCAAGAGCTGTAAAACTGCCATCTTTATTTATTGGAATCATTTGCACATTCATATTCTTGCCATCCCAGTCCATAATGACTATGCCCATTTGCCAGTTGGCGAGCCCTTTTGTGTAAGAAGCCTTTGCCCTGTTCATAAGGTTGCCTGTTTCAACCCCGTAAAGGGGTCTGTAAGCCCCGTAGAGCCCCTCTGAATAGGCTGACATACCTAGTCTATGGGTATGACCACAAACCACGCTCTTACCAGCCTTTTTGGCTAGATTAAGGGCAGTTTGTCCAGCGTTAGGATTCATGTTGCCTTCATCCCCATGAGCCAAGATCCAGCCCTTTTCAAATTCAAAGAATGTCTTGTGGAATGTAATGCCCATAGAATCGAAATCCATAAACTTTGCATACTGCAATTCGGGAAGTGAGATCATTCCCGGAACTTTTAATAAAGTGTTATATAGGCGATCAGTATGATTACTGCGGATAATATGAGCCTCTCGGCTGTGCTCTGTGAGAGCCCACAGAATCTCTTGAGTAGCTGTGCGGTCATCATCCAAAGTTTGTTGATAAGCCAAAGGTGTTTTTTCAGCCCATCGGCTAATGGTTTGAAAGTCGATTTCATCGCCAACGCATAGAACGCTGTCAAATCTTTCACGCTTCGCCAACTTAATAACATTCTTGACGGCTGTTTCATGATGATATGGAATTTGCAAATCACTTATTACTAAGTATCGCTTAATCGTCATCCTCATCGTCAGTTGGATCTATGGAAGGAATAATTCCCCCATCGCCTACGATCCAATCAGGGAAAGTCTTATGCTCGGTCATTAGCCAGAATGCGTGTTCTGGTGTAAATCCTGCTTTACGAGCTGCTTTATAACATTCATGCAATGCGGTGTAATGCTGATCTATCTTTGTTAATGGTTCAGGAGATTGGCGAACGACACGACGATTGATCTTTTTGCGTTTGATAGGTTTTCGAGTGTTCGCCATGTGATAAGGCTAACTCTACTTCGATAGAATTCGTATGATTTCCTCTTGGCGTGTTTCAATTCTTGCTAAACGATCAGCAAGTGAAGCACCACCATTAGGAGTTAAAGTCCAAAGCCATCCTTTAATAAGATAACGCAGACCCGTAAAGAAACCTACCAATACGGCGGTTATGCCAGCGGCGAAGCCAGCCCATTCTGCCGGTGTCATTTTTCGGAGTTGCCAATTCCAAATGCTCCCTCTTTTGGATCTAACCATTTGATAATAGGTGCAACAAAAGCACCAAGTAAAACAGCATATTCAGGTCTGACATCTCCAGCAATAGCGAGTGCAACAGTGATTCCGGAAGCAGCCACAGCTCTTAAATATGACTTAATTGCAGCCTTGTGTTTGTTAGATAGTTTCATGCGTTGCCTCCTAGTAGTGGGATGTTAAAGAACTCTCCTGTTTGTTTTGGATGGAATGAAATATGAATATGTTTGGTGTGCGGATTGATGCCCTTGTATCTACGCCAACGCCAGTTCAATAGTTTGCTGGCAATATGATGATTGTGAATTACATATTTGATCCGCTTATCTGTTTTGCCAGCAATGCGAATTTGATCAGCAAGGTAAGCTGATATGCCCTCAGCCTTGCCTAGATCAGCTGTAATGTCGATTGCACAAACCTCACCCGAAGGCAAGGCGTTGTGATCCGATTTTACTTTTTGATGCCTAGCGTCTGAAATCCAACCATCCGATTTTCTAGATCTATCGGCAAAACTGTCATCGATCTGCTCACGCAGTTGAACAGCAGCTTTAGATAACCAAGGCTTCATTAGGACAAGAGAAGTTTGGCTTCATCCTCAGTAATGCCTAAACGATCAAGCAATGCTGATTTGGTTGCTGCTCTTGTTGCTGCTTCGGTTAATTCATCAGCTTTAATTTGCTTAATAGCGGCATCAATTTCTTTTTTAGTTGGTGCTTCGCCTTCTAAGACATCCCATTTGATTGTGCTGTAATCATCATCAGTAAATGAAAATTCAGCAGTTGGGTTTAATTTTTGAATTGCTTTAACTAAATAACTCATTATGCACCTATTTCTAAAAGTGTGATAACTGATTTAGAACTGTCATTTTGGGCAAAATAAGTTCCGCCCTGAGCAGCGGTATATACGGCTGCCTGAATCTTGTATGTTGTTGATGAAGTAGTCGATGGGCTGTCCAAATAACTGAAAGAAGTAATAGTTCCAACAGAAACATAAGATTGACCTGTGACGCCTATGTATTGAGTTCTGTCTTTGCTAGGTGATTGTTCAAAAACAACAGTAGCACCTCTTAACAACTGTACTCCTGCGTGAGATTCAGCCGAATTTCTTTCTATTCTAGCTGCTTGGTTTATTAATACTAAAATTTTTGAACTTGTAGATGATGGAGTAATGCTTGCAGTTAAACCTGTGTCTGTATAAGTTGTGGTTGCAATAGTAGTTGCTGTCGAATAAGTTGCTTGAACTACTTGCAGAACTTTACCACCGCCAGCAGGAGTTGCCCAAGATGGAACTCCACCGGCAACAGTTAAAACTTGACCAGTTGTTCCAATTCCAAGTCTTGTGTTCGTGTTAGCTGTTGATGAACGATATTCAATATCGCCAAGAGTTGTTGAAGGGTTTAAGTTCTTTGTTGTCGTATCAACAGAAGTGCCAAGTGATCGGATCGCAGATGCGCCATCCTTGACTAAAGCCGTATCGTCAGGCGTTGTCCAGCCATAGTTTGTAGTAGTTGCCATTTTTCTCCTATTATCAGGCTACGATTGTAGCGTATTCCCATGTTAAAGTTGGATCTATTGTGTTCCATGCCTCGGTAACTGGCACAGTATTCCAGCGCATCGCCACTTGGCTAAACGCCACCGGTGAAAGATTGATGGTTAAGAATAATTCATTGAACCTTGTGCTCCATCGCCAGCCCTCAACATAACCTTCAAAGACCCCATTTGAGATCTGAGTTGGTAAGTTTTGGATGTTTAATGGCTGACCCATAAAGACACCCAAAAGGTTATCCCGATCGCTGTTATCAATTTGAGGATTGGTTATGGGAAAAGTTATTGATTGGAAGGCTGCTAACGGAAAGGCACGCTGAGCAATGTATCTATCGGCAACCTCTTGAGCATCTACACCTGAATGAATAGCCGAATTAATATTTTCAGCTTTGTAGCCATATAACGCAATAGATTCTGCACTTGTGGCAGTTGCTTGTGAATTAAAATTATTTCCATAATTGATATAAATGTCGTTTCGAATATCAGCTGATCTTGTGATGGTCGATAATCCTTGACCTAAAGCATGCTTAGCGTCTAAATCAACATAACCATTGGCTATCAAATAAGTTTGTCTGTGGTCTGCATCAGCATAACCAATATCTCCGTTAGGTGCTTCATACATATAACCAAATGCGCTATCGGCAATAAAACTTGCAATGTTATAGACAGTATCAGGATCAGCCGATCTGGCTGACATTGTGTAAAGCCCTGGTTGATCGATTTCGCCTAAACCTTGATTACCTGCCGTTGCCCAAGTTTCTGTTGCGTTATAGGTTGCCCATGTTGTAGCTGCTGGAACATCATTCCATGATGCCAACAATACGCTGGAGAGCAATTCATAAATCTGGTCGCCATCCTCATCTTGTGAAATATTGTCGTTGTAGATTTCTTTGGCAAGTTTAACTAATGAACCCATTGCAAGAATGGTGTAATTAACAACAGTTGCTAAAGATCCTGTTGCCCCAACCTCAACAGTTACATCAGTAACATCTCCACCAAATAAATTTACATAAGTTCCGGAACTGTCTTTAACTTGCAAACTCAAAGAATCATTAATTTGAAAAGGCAAGGTTTGACCAGATAAGGCAACTAAAGCAACCTGTAAATAAG